TGCCCACAGTCCTTACACAGCGCACCGATCACATCGTAGTACCACTTCTTGATTTCATCTTCTGTCAGCCGCCAGTGTTCTCTCGGCAATCCCACGATGAATTTGTCCTTGAACCGTTGGTGAGCATGGACCGCTGCTGACTTTTCCCCTCCGTGGCCCCCTAGGACTTTTTTCGGATCTTCTTCCAGGAAGTCCACCAGGATAGCGAGAGCCAGATCCGCAGGACCGCTGCCCCCGTAGCCCCACTCAAATCCGTCCGGTGAATGGAGGTTGATGTGTCTCAGCGGTAGATCCCTTCGTCCATTCACGCAGACTGATAATTCATTCATACTTCTTTGGCCTTGGTAAAATTTCATTTAACCCACTTTCCTAAACACTTAATCGAACAAATGATGTGGCCTGGATATCTCGACGAGAAGGTGCGACCACACTCAACACACTTCCTGTCATCTTCTTCGCACTCGCAATCGTCTTTGAGTAGGCCGCACTCTTCGCAGTACGGATGCCTAAACTGCGCTTCTACAAGCGGAAGATCACTTTCAGCCATCTATGGTTTCGATTTCCTCTCGTATCGAGAAACGACAAATAGTGATTGTCTTTCCCGAACTCTTGGCAATGCTTCGCGCCATCGGTTTGAGCTTGTCAATCATGGCCTGATCCGCTCCCACCATCGCCATCCACCCCATATCTGATTGGAATCCACACACACCCTCGTTGCCCTGATCGTCCTTGGCAATAAACGCGAATATTCTCTCAATTTTCAACGGCATCACCCCTCCCCTTGCAAGCGTCTGTAAACCACAGTCTTGGAAACCCCCAACCGCTTGGAGATCTCCCCCCACGAAACACCCTCTCTCCTCAAGATGATCGCTTCCTGCACATCGAACCGTGTCTCATGCCGGCCGAGTTGCACTCCTTTCCGTTTGGCGTTCTCGAGCCCTGCCCGTACCCGCTCACGGATCAGCTCTCGCTCGAACTGAGCCATGACCGCAATCATTCCGAACATGGCTGTACCCATCGGCGTAGCTGTATCCACGGCTTCCTGGTGAGACACGAAATCAATCCCCAAGATACGGAATTGCTCCAGGGCTGTGACCAAATGCTTCATGCTCCTGGCGAACCGATCAAACTTCCACACCATCACCACATCGAACTTCTTGCGGGTGGCATCCTTCATCATCTTGTCCAGTTCTTCCCTGGACTCCTTGGACCCGCTCACACCCCTGTCGATGTACTCAGTCACAACGTCCCACTCGTGTCGCTTTGCCAGCTCCCGGAGATCGTTCAGCTGCATGGACTCGTCCTGACGCAGCGTGGACACCCTGGCGTAGATCACCGCTCGTTTCATAATGCTTCTTCCACGATCTCCCTCAATATCTCCGGATCTTGCAAATGGCCGTCCACCCATAACTTAAGGAAGTCCTCAATGATGTGGCTGATAACCGTTTCCTTCTCCATAGCCTTCTTCCTGGCCCGAAGCAGCACCTTCTTCTCCACTGTGATCTGAATTGACTTCTTCATTCGTTTCCTCCTTTAGCAACTAACAATGAGTGCTGTCAGCGCAGCTGTGACCATCATCAAAATGTACCGTCCAAAATCGCGCTTCGGTGGTGGTGTTGGAGACTCGTACAACTCCACCCTGACCCGTTCCTTTCCGTCCTCATCTTCCTCCCAATAAACTGGTGGCATCCTCACTCTCCTTCCGTTTTCGTCAGCCCCGCGTTGCGCTCCTGGGCCTCATCTGCGAACTGCAACAACTCGATCAGCTTCGTGTCCAGGGCCCTGAAATCAAACTCGCTCATCAATCCCTCAAGGTACAGCGGATCATCTTTCTCCGGGTCGTTGTTGCGGAGATACTCTTCCACGATGGGCTTCAGTAGAGCTTTCCACAGCTTCTCCGAGAGCCACCAGGACTTGTCTTTCCACCACCAATCAATAGGTCTCTTGATCCCCGGCATCAGTTCTTTGTCCATTCATTCCTCCTTTTTGTTGGGTTCGGGAATGTCATCACGCATGGATTGACCAAACAGCCAAAACCAGTGTTTTACGTCCTCCCTGGAGGCTATTCCTGGGTTTGAATTATGGTAGGCCCATATACCTTGCCTTGTTTCTTTGTCTACCTCTACGGTGTAAGTAATTCTTACTTTCATCCGTTCACTTGAAGCCTGTCTGCGCCCAATGTGTCATGCTTTTCCTTGAAGTCAGGTTCGTGCTTTATAGCCAGTGGCCCTGCCCCAATCCCACTCACGATCTCAGTACCACAACCAGGGCATTTGTACTGGTCCCCGGCCCACACCCTGTACGGCTGCCAGCGTTCCTTCTCCTCTATTCCTGGGTTCGTCCCACGGATAGCTGGACTCCCCTCAGTGAAGTAGTAGTCGTTCTTTATTACCTTGAAGAATCTTTGACACGGAATACAGATTGGTTTCATTCTTTTTCCTTTCAGGCCATCCAGTAGCCATCGCGCCCACCCGGAGGTTTCCGAGGGGTGGGCGCAGTTGCCACTAGAGGAGCTGTCCTGCTGGATCTGACTCTGCTGCTGCTTCCGCTGCTGCTTCCGCTGCTGCTGCTGCTTCTGCTCGTTCTTCACTGGTGGGACCGTTCAACACCTGCTCGACTGGCGATGGCGTTTCACCGTTGGTCCGTTCCAGTCGAAACATCTTCATGGCCTCGTTGCCCGTACCACGCAGGGAGGTACTCACCGTCCCACTGGCTTTCAGCCGTGCCAGTGTCGCCCGGATCGCGCCCTTCCGATCTGATCCCTTGTAAGGCCAGCCAGTCTTCTCCAGGTCGGTGTCGATCTCATCCAGCGTCAACGGGGATGGGCTGCGCTTCAAGGTGTCCATCACAGCCTGGGAAGTCCTGGCTCTCTTATCACCTTTGGGTCTTCCTCGACCTCTGCCAATAGGCTTCGACGGTAGTGCCTCCAATCGGCTCGTCGTCGTCGTCGTGGTCTTGACCTTTGCTGGATGTTTCTCCAGGTAATCGGCTCGCGCCTTCGCGTTGCGCTGGTCCTTCTCGGCCCTGTTTGGCTTGGTCGCCTTCCTCCTGGTCGCTGTCCGACGAATCGCGGCAAGCGATACGCCCTTCCGACCTACAATAGATGCGGATCGTAGGTCCGGATCTGTCGCCTCATGTGGCCTGGTGGCCTGGTCCTGTGGCTTGTCAGCAGCATCAGTAAACTCAACTGCTTCCGCTGCCGAGTCACAGATTACTCGAAGCCCTTTGTAAATTACTGTGAACATAATCCCTATCCTTTCTTCTCGGTTACTGACTAATCACCTTGACTAGCCATCACGCCCCACCCATCGGTGGAGCGCAAAAGCTATTCATCTTCAGCTTCGTCATCGAGGTGGCTGGAGGCGAGACCCCTGTCGGGACGGTCAGGATCTTCGTCGTCTGTCGCAGGGTCCGGGGCTTCTTCTTTCAGGCCGACGTTCTCCGGGGGTGTCGTCATAACATCGTCACCCTTGTAAATGTTGCTCAAGGCATCGGGGTTTTCTTCTTGGGCTTCTGCTTCGGCCTGTTCGTGCTGCCGTAATGCTTCAGCTTTGTCCTGTTCCTCTTGCTCCTTAGCTCTCCGCTCCGCTTCCTTTTCCAGTTCCTCTGGAGTCCTGAATCGAAACTCATCCTCGTCAAAATCCATCGGCATCAGGTATGCTTTCAACTTCTGGCCTGTGTCGTTCCTGGCCGACATAACGATGCAATCGCCCTTCTCCCACAACTCGAAAAGGACGGGACAATCCCCTTGCTTGAGGCTGTGGAAGTCTCGCAGCACCTTGCACATTTCGTTCAAGTAGTAGGCATCCAAGCACACCCTGGCTTTCGGTTCCTCTGACTTCTTGAGCGCATCCAGGTCAGGGAATTTTCCGGTCACTTCCTCTGTCCTGAATATCTGGCAGCTATCCAGGTCCGTCACCGCAATCACTGGCTTGTCGTCGTCCTGGCCGATGTAGGCGTTCTGGAGAACAGGAAGTAGTCCGTTCTTCGGTAGTGCCTTGAACAGCTTGTCGGCGGTCTGCTTCGACAGCCTGATCTCCTCAACGTCTTTGTCCACTGGCTTGATCGCGGTCAGCCCTGGCACTTCGGATGGGAACGCATCGTTCTCGATCCCGTTGGTTTGCACCCGCAAGGCGATATGCCCGTTTGTGGCCTGGGCTTCGTCTGCTGTGATCTTGATGTGGTTGAGAGCGTACCGACTCTCCTCATTGGTCAGGCAATGCCTGACAGCGAAAACCGCACGGTGTAGTAAGTTCATTCGTCTTCTCCTTTGTTGTTGGTTAGGTATCGGGCGTGATCCACGAAGTCTTTGAACGGGTTTGGATCTTTCTTCAACGACAGCTGGTTCAAGTGAATCCACACAGCTGCCCAATAGCCGAAATTCATAAACTTATAGCGTCCCAAATTCGTGATCGCCTTGATCTTGGCGCGTTCCTTCTTTCGCTCGATCTCCGCTTCCAGGTCCATGTTTACTTTGATCTCAGCTTCCAGAGTCATTCTTCTTCTCCTTTGGTTTGCTCCTTGGCGAGTAGCTCTCGCTCGTACTGTGTCAGCAAGTCTCGAAGCACCTGGGGTATGTCGGCCTTGCCCACGATCTCACTGTCGTTCAGGAAGGTCACGATCATCCCATCCAGTTCATCGAACAGCTTCTCGATCTCAATGTCCCACGGTCTGTTCCCTGGGATCATTGCTTCTGTCACTCCTGGCGGTAGATTCGATCCCGTCATATCGGCTCACCTTCCAGGCCCACGGTTGCCATCAGGGTTTCCCTTACCTGGGGATCATGCAACAGCTTTGAATCCGCCGCCGACACAAGGCCATCAGCAAACTGTGCATCCAGCCCCAAGTCTTTCGAGGCTTTCAGCCACAGCATCACAGGGTAGTAGCACCCTGTTTCCTCAAAGCAAACAGCCGTGATCGGACACACACTCTTGAGCCTCTTAACGCCCATCCCAAATGACACTTCCACAACGGATCGGACGACCCCATGCTTCTCCAGCTTGAGATTAGGGAAGCCCCCGGCTCTCCACTTCAGCCCCATTTCCTTCAGCACTTTCCAAAACGTCTTCTCTTTCATTTTCATTTCACGCTCCCTTCCTGGTTATTAAAATGGGTGGAATCTTCGTCTGTTCGCTTGGACTTCCACTTCCTCTCACTTCCGCTCCACCAGCACAACGTACCGATGTAGCTCCCTCATAGCGTCAGCAACGTCCACCAGCAACAATTCACCCACTGTCATTGAGTATTCAGGGCAAGTATCCTTCAATTTAGCCAGCGAGTGTCGCAGCTTGGAGATCATCCCTTCGGCTATCTGTGCTTGTCGCATCATAATTCTTCCTCTCCTGCTTCAAAGGAAGTTTCAGGTCCGTAGCTCAACTGATACTCGCGCTTGTTCTGCTCAAAACTGTTCATGGGGTTCTCCCACGCATACGGCTCCCGTTCCTCTCCCTCAAACTCAAAATCGTCGTCGTCTAGGATGGCGTTCAGGATCTCGAACACCCTGGTATCGGTTGTGCCAATGGAGTCTGTGTACTGGCAAGCGTAGTAGCTCACCCATGCGTCAACAAACTCGCTGCCTTCCTCACCCGCGAAACGGGCCATATCCTGCAACGCCTTGTCGTGCTGGAGGTCTTCCAGCAAATTCTTTTCGTTTGATTTCAGAATCATTCCCTATCCTTTCGTTACCACTTACCACGCAAAATTTGCCTTGGGATGCCGAACCTTCACTTGCCAGTGTCCGTTGGTTCCAGTTCGCTCACAGTCCCTCAGTTTGCCATCTGGATCTTTCAGCACTAGCCCTTCATCCTCTGGATTTCCCATTGACCTGAAGATTGGTTCCAGGCCGACTGTGTGAGTCTTAGCCAGCCAAACATCGTCCGTTGCCAGCCAGTGTGACTCGCACTCCGATTCCACATACGGCTCGAACCTGTCTTGCAGGATCTTCTCCCTCTCCCTGAATGTTGTCCCTAGCTGGTACTCGCCTTCCAGCACGATGTAGTCGAACAAGTACAGCTTGTTCCGTATGCCTTTTACCTTGGAGTGCAGCAGCTCACCTACCAGCACAGTCCACTTCCCGCTGCCGAAAATCTCCCACAGCATCCCTGCTATCCGCTCGGTCGGTGTCCACTTCAGGTTGTCACGGTGACGGTTCATCCACATGAACTGGTGGTCGGGACCAACGCCGATCACGGCGCAAGTCCCATTCTTCTTGTACTGCGCGATCCAGCCTTCCTTCTCGTACATGGCTATCAGATCGCACGTTACTGACGACTCTGGCCTGGGTGGGTACAGGTATCGCCAATCCTTGAAGTCCACTATAGGATGCCCCTTCCGAACAGGATCTCCATAGCCTTCTTCTTTTGCTCTCCACCATCGGCGCACTCCTCAATGACGAAACGGCCCACGCTCACACTGGATAGCTTGCCGATCACTTCGCGGATCTCCGCTTCATCCTTGGCCTTGATTGCCAGCTGCGGTATGGTCATTTCACTCACCGCGTAGTGCTTCTCGGCTGCTTGCTTCATCACCACTACCTTGTCTTTCAGCTTTGGGTGCGTCTTGATCGCCTCTGCTACAGCCTGGATTGCCTCTTGGTCTTCTAGGATCTCCGGGTTGATAATGAGCCTCTCCGGTACGCTCTCGATCACTTCCAGGTGAATCCCCTGGGCAATCAGTTTCTCTGCGGTTTCTTCGTCCACCTTCAAGTTACTCCCGCGCTTGCGAAGGCTCACCAACGCGGTCCCTAGCTCACCCCTTGCGGTAAAACTGTCGGGCTTGATCCCATCCTTCAGCATCTTCTTCACGAAGGTATCAATCGCGTATTCCTTGGCCGCTGCGACCTTCTGCTTGAACACCGATTCCATAGCCTTCATCAAGATGCCCAACGCTGCTACAACGTCAAAATCCTTGAACTCGATCACTTCACGATCCTGCTTCGCCTTGCTCGCTTTCTTGGTCGTTGGTGCTGTCGGTAGTTCCCCGAACAGATTGGCTGCGCCCTCTACCGTTGTGGTTTCACTCATTCTCTTTCTCCTTACAATTCCCCGGTTTCAAACGGGGGAGAGGATGGCCGATCTCCCCCGCCTGTCGGCGCGTTATGCGCCTAGCTGATGCCCATTTCCGTTGCCATTGGTCAGTAGCTTGGCGAACCGACCTGTGGCCTTTGGCAGTTCCTTCTCAATCAGTTCCACCAACTGCTCTGGAAACCCTGCCAGCATCACCTGATCTTTCAGCTGCCGACACTTGATTTCTGCCTCAACCAAATGACGCGCTTCCTTCGATGCCTTCACCTTGGCCTTGACCTCTCGCGCAAAGGGAGTTTCGGCCCATCTGTCTCCACCATAGGTCGGCACTACTCCTGGTCCGTCCTTGATGGTGATTTCGATGCACTCCACCCCTGCCGCTTCCTTGAACTGCGAGCTGCGCCTCTGAATTTTCTTGACCGCTGCGAGGATTTCCTTCTCGGCCTGGGCCAGTCCAGTTGTCCGATACAGCTGGTCCGTGAACTTCTGTTTCACTGGCAACAGACGATCCTGTAGGCCAGTGAGTACAGGCTCAAACTCTTGAGTGACTCTACCCTTGAGCCACTGTTTCTCTGTCAGTGTCATTCGTGATCCCATTTGATAGCTCCCTTTCATTCAACCGTTGGTAGGACGCACCGGCTAAGGTTGACTCACCGTTGCGATCTTAAACAGTCTCCAGCACAGTTCTTGCACACTCTGGCGGTTCTTCCATCCACCTTCACTTCCGTCATGTGTTCCTTGGGGATAAAGTCGAATAACCGATGCCCCTGAAGTCCATCCGGTGTTCGTGCGCTAAAGTCACAATGAGAAATGTGAGCGCACTCACAAGCTGCTGTTTCCATGCTGCTCCTTGTCTGGGATTGTTGGTGTGATCTCACTCGATATTCCCTATCCATATATCCATGTATTGTAGCACAACCTACACACATTTTCTCTTGTCAGCTGGTAGATATTCCCTCACCATCTTTGCTGCCTGGGTAAACGCCTGACAGCGTGGCCTGTCGGCCTTGTATGCCTTCGCAATAAGATCAAAGTGCTGTCCGATCTCCAGCAAGGCTTGTAACTTGCTCAGTCTTTGTTTGTCGCTCATGCTCTGTCTGATCTCCTTCAAGGCTTGTAAATTGTTGAGTCTTTGTTTGTCGCTCATTCGCTCCCTTTCGGCTTCCCGTTCTTCCACTGTTCACCGCGCTCCAATGCCAGCCGATAAACGGAGTGCAGCGAGACACGATGCTCGGTCTGACTCTTGTACGGTCTGAACCCGATCTGCCAGCCGTACAGTGTCACCGTCACTTGATCCTTCTGTCTCGCCTGTGGCCTGTTGTCCAGCACCAGCCGAAAAACTCTTGAGATTGGCTTGTTCCACTTCATTCTGCTTTCTCCAAGTTGAACAGTTTGAGCGAGTATTTATCCATGTCCAGCCATGCGTGTTTTCGGGCCTTTGTCTCAGGGAAGATCAAAACCGCACACGCTCTCTTGGTTGCCATCGTCTTAGTCTCGGCAACTGCTATCGCTTCTCCGGTATCTTTGTCGTGGACGATCCAAACTTCGTTCTCCAGGTCCATGTTGTCGCGCTTCTCTTGGATAAGTTTCAGCCTCTCCTCAGTGGCTAATATCTGCGCGTACTCTTTCCGAACCTGGGCCATATCTATGATTGTGATTGTCATGTTGTTAGCTCCCTTGCCCATCTTCGGGGTAATCCATCTTGGCCTGCTCCCATAGCGCGGTTGACCGCTTCTTGATTTCTTCTCCAATGCTCTCCAGGTCTGAGATCGTGTCACTGACATGGTTGGGCTTGGTCCTGTTTGCTGGCAGAATATAATCAGCCCACACACCGATCAGGCTCCTGGCTAGATCCTTGATGTCGTCGATTCCTCTGTCTGTCTTGTTCTTGCTCATCCCTATCCTTTCCGGGCCATTCATTCAGCCCACTAGCCCCACCCGCTGCCGGGGGTGAGGCTGTGCGCTTAACGTGCTGGCTAGTCCACTTCCCGTTGGCCTAACAGCTTGGAGAAGTCGGTATGCTCGTCGATCACTTCGACCTTCAGCCCTGACGCTTCCAGCCCTTCCACAAGTTCAGGAACGTCTAGCTGTTGGTTGGCGTTCTGTGCTGCTGTTGGTTTCCAGTGGTCGCTATTGGCTGAAGTCTTGAACACTCGGCAAGGTATGTTGGCCTTTACCGCGTTGCTGGCTCTGGCGTGGTCGTGGTGGAAGAACCAAACCCCACCCATCCGTTGCTCTCCGATCTCATAGATCAGGTTATGCTTGAGGCAAGGCTCCAACCCACCTGAATAACTCATGTACCCGCCGACTGTCATATAGAAACTGCCGCCGATGGGACTGGTTTGGATTCCCCACTCCTTGCCGTGATCGTGCGAGAATCGGTGAGTCACTCCATCGGCAAACTCGATATAATCCCCGACTCTCGGACCTTTGAACCTTTCCCAATGTTCCACCCGCTGCGCTAACAGCTGGTCGTCTTTTTCGTCAGGTGTTACACCGTGGTCACTTCCGTAAATTACTGCTTTGCGGTCTGTCATTTTGGTTCTTCCTTTCAAAAGATTAGCCACACCATTAGCATGGCGGTTAGTAGTTCTATCAGCCGTTCAAGGGTCAAGCTGCTGCCCCCCCTGCGTCTGTCAGGTGTCGCGCTTCGGCTTCTTCGGTTCCCTGCTCGGCTTCGATCTTGAGGCGCAAGGCTTCCCGCTGCTCGGAGTCGCTCGGTTCTTTCCCGGCGAAGATTTCCCCCCCGCTGCGGTAAGGCTTCGGCGGGTCCGGGTCCACATAATCAGGACATTGGTAGTGTGGAAGTGTCCTCACAAAAGTCTGCGCTTGGTCTACGGTGTCAATGTCCACTGGCTCACCTTTGGCATCGTTAAAGCGGGGCGCATCACAGTCTTCTTCGAGGTAGGCCATCTTTCCGTCACGGCTCATGTAGCTGTGCTGGCTGATGGTGTGCGCGATTTCCAGCTTCACCAGTTCAGCCATTGGAACCTCTAGCCAGCCGTGACCTGGATCGGTAATGAATCGGTAAGTCATTCGCTTGCTCCTTTCCGGTCCACAATTTCGAGGTTTGAGGTTAGGGCTTTCACTCGCTGCGGTGGGCTGATGTGCGCGTTGGCTCCGTGGGCGCGTAACCAATTAAACTCTACCGTTGCGACTTGGTTATGCTTGTTCAGGGGTTGCAGGTCTACGATTTCCCCCTGCATGAATGGAACGTCCCCCGTTAGCTGTTCTGTGTTTCTAAGCCAGTCACCAGCAAACTCCACTTTGTCTCCGATTTCCATTGTTGTCTCCTTTCGTTATCCTGTTTGTGTGATCCTTCCACAAATACAATGAACGTGATGCTTGAACTCCCCGCAACTACACGCCCCATCTTCGGGGTAGCATAGGAAAGTGCTTTGGTCGCAATCACACCAATCCTGAACTAGCTTGACTCCTTCCGGGGCTGTGCCTTGCTCCCTCACTTTGATGGGACCGCTTAGTGCTTCATCGACTGTGATTTCTCTCGGTTTCTGTCGTTTCATGTTGCTCCTTTCAGGCTCACGATTAAGCCACTCAGTCCCAAGGGTGAACAATCAAGACCTTGGGACCAATGGCCTAACCGTTTAGGCCGGTGCGTTGGGGCTGATGCTGATAAACGGGCCTGTGTGTTCTGTCAGCTGGCCGTTTTTGTAGCTGTAATTCACTGGCTCGTCTGACACGATGGCGCGGTGATCGGTTGTCAACTGCCAACGGGTAAAAAGGTCTTGCGCTGATTGCTTGGCTTCTTCTTCGGTGTCAAATACAAGGTTATTACTTGACCATGTTCCATCGACTTTAACTTGGGGCTTCCAGTTTGAGTTTGCTTCCTTCGGTGTTGTCATTTGTCTGTTCTCCTGTCGGTTGTGTGACTCGTCATTAAGCCAGTCAGCCCAACGGTGAACCGTTGAGCCAATGGCCTAACGTGGGGCCAGTGATTCAGCCATCCAGCGAGAATTGTGCGCCCAAGTCAGCCCTTCCTTGACCGCTTCCACTTCGTCAAGGGTGAGCCTTCCCAACTTGGCGAACTTGCG